ACGAAACCAATACCCGGCGTTCTTTCCTTATCGCTCAAGATGTACTATCTGTCCTTCCTGAAGCGGTTGATTCATCTAAGTCAAACGAGCTTGGTCTTCGCTACAGCGAGTTAATCCCGCTGCTGGTTGCCGCCATCAAGGAACTCACCGCCCGTGTTGAAGCACTCGAAGCCTAATCTACCATGACCACTATCTCTTGGATCATCGAACGCCTGTTGGTCAAGCCGACCGAAGGCTCGCTCACCGATGTTGTCATCACCGCCGACTGGAGGTGCAACGGCTCGCAGGATCAGTACAGCGGCACCTGCTACGGCAGCGCGTCGTTCCAGCCGCCGAGCGAGAACTTCACTCCTTACGAGGATCTGACGCAGGATCAGGTTCTCGGCTGGTGCTTCAGCAATGGCGTCGATAAGACCGCCATCGAAGCGAACGTCTCGTTGCAGATCCAGAACCAGATCAACCCTCCGGTCATCGCTCCGCCGCTGCCGTGGGTGCCGCCGGTGGTTCCTGAGCCGGTTGTTGTTGCGCCAGAGGCTCCCGTTGTCGAAGCTCCTGCCGCATGATCAAGATCGAACTCACACCGCAGCAGTTCAACCAACTCTATGAGCTGCTTGTCATTGGAATGAAGGCCGGCAACGTGACCAACATGAAGGTCGGCCTTCCTCTGGTGGAACTCCTTGAAGCAGCGGCCGCATATTCACAATCCAAGCCCGAATGAAAAACTGGAAGACAACCGCCGGCGGCGTGGCCGTGCTGCTCGCCGCCCTCTCTGTAGCCATCAAACAGGCCATCGCCGGTGACATGGGCGGTGCCATCGCCGCAGCGGTCGGCGGTGCCGGTGCAATGTTCACCGCGCTCAAGGCCCAGGACGCCAAGCCCGACGACAAGCCATGAAGGATCTTCTGCGCGATATCGGCATCAACATCGGCCTACTCGTCGCAGGCTTCGCAGGGAGCTTGGTCAACGTGAAGAAGGACGGTCACAAGAACTGGGCCACCACGTTGACCTCGCTCCTCGCAGGCACCCTCTCAGCCAACTACCTCACCCCGGTAGTGGTTAAGTTCTTCAATATGCAGGACAGCAACACCCAGTACGCTGCCGCGTTCATCATGGGTTTTCTCGGCCTTCACGGCGTCGAGTTCGTCATCGACAGGTTCAAGAAGAAATGAATCCGCTCACCATCGTGAATGCAGTCGCCAGCGCCATCCTCACCGCTGGTGTCTCTGCTTTCATGGTGATGCTCTACCGCACCGACGGTGTTGTCCGGCGCTGGCCGATGACAGGCAGCCTGCTGCTTCGCCTCTCGCTGACGCTGACGGCCTCCGGTGCGCTCTTCAACTGCCTGACGCTATCGACACCGCCGCCGAGCGAGATCATGCTCAACTGCGGGCTGGCCGGTGTGTTCGCATGGGCAGCCGCTTTCCACGCCAAACTGCTCAAACATGGACCCACTAGCCAGCCTCTCGCAGGGCCTGATGAAGGCAGCGCTCGACAAGCTGATCGACCAGAAGGATCAAACGCTTGAAGACGGCCAACGTGACAACCGTCTGCGCGACGATCTTGCCGCTCGTGTTGCTGCTGCAGGGCTGCACCCCGACTCGGGTGGTGATGGTCCCATCGGGTCAGCCGGTAAGGCTGGCTGAATCGGTCAAAGCCCGCGTCTGGGCCAAGGATGCCAGCGGCAACATCGTCAAGAGTCGTAATCGCGTGACAATCCACGAGGGTTGGTACGCACTACCGAAGGACTAAATCATGGCCCAGCAAATCATCAACATCGGCACCATCGCAAACGACAACACCGGGGACACGCTCCGGGGCGCCGGCCAGAAGCTAAACGACAACTTCGACGAGATCTACGCCGCGCTCCCGCTGGTAGCCCCGTCGACCTGGGTGCCGACGCTGACCGACTCCGGTGGCGGTCGAACCTACAGCTTCACCATCAATACAGCCCGTCACACGGCCATTGGATTCATTGAGACCTTTACGGTCGACCTGACCATTAACTCGGTGAGCGGCGCTGCCACCGGCGATCTTCGACTGAGCCTGCCGGATCCAGTCACCTACGACGCCGCACTGGCCATCTGGCTCGACAACGCCACAACCCAAGCCAAGACCGCGGTGATCGGTAAAGCTGTCGGTGGTACGTCCTACGCCGCTCTGTACCACTACGACAACGGGGACTCGACCAGCCTGGCCGGGCAACTACAGGCAACCAGCCGCATCGTAATCTCCGGCACCTACTTCACCGCCTAAATGACCATCATCGGCTCCAGTCTCCAGCAGGGCATGACGGTGCTCCAGCAGATGCTGGGGGCGCCGATGTTCATCTGGGAAGGCTCGTCGATCCGGTGCATCCCGGCCATGGTCACCGATGCCAACACGCCGGTGCCCGGTGGATTCCAGGACAACGTAGCATCCCGGATCCTGGTCAAGTTTTCCGACTGGAAGACCTGGGACAGCACCCTGGTCACCATGGACACCACCCTTTACACCCTCGACCAGGGCACCGAGTTCTCCAGGCTGCTCAAGGAGGACGGCTACTACCTGCTCCAGGAGAACACCGACCGCATCGCTCTAACCTTCTGCAAGCCTCGCCCGGTGGTCGGCAGGACGCTGGTCTACCAGGGACGCACCCTGCGGATCCTGTCCTGCCGTGTGGATGCCTCCGGCGCCTACTACAGCCTCGAACTAGGAGCGAAAACCCGGTGAGGCCTGTCGTCAACATGACGGTCGACTCCAGCAAGTTCGACGCTGCCATGAAGGCATACCTTCTGCAGACGAGCCGTGACCTTCACAAGGCGGTCAACAGCCGATTCTTTTACCTGATGGTCCGGCTGTTTGTCCTGGTGCCGCCTAAGAGCCCGGGCCAGGAGCGCCGCAGGATTGCTGACTACCTCGGCACCCCGCTCGGAAACATCAACCGAAAGTCCAAGAAGACCGGCAAACGCATTGGAAAGTCCCGACTGCTTCGCCGGGTACACCTGATCGCTCAGTCTAAGGAAGCCAAGGCCGGCCGCCGCGGTCTTTACGGTGAGGAGATGAAAGCGGCAGCCTCGGCCCTGATGCGGAAAGCTATCGGCTCAGTCGGCTACCTGCGCTCCGGTGTTGTGAAGATCATCCGGATCTACAACCGAGGTTTTACCCAGTTTCAAAGCCCGAAGTGGAAACCCCTGTCAAAGCCTGCAGGCTACAAGGCGCCCAAGAAGACCAACGCCGCCCTAGTGTCATTGGCCAACCAGTACGGCCTTCCTGAGGAGAATGTGGCCGTGCACAAGGGCACCAAGGCCCGAGGCATTCAAGCGGTCCCAGGATTCAACCCGACAGCCTCGGTGGTCATGACCGCTGGCGTGGCCGACAACCAATACAACCGGGTGGCAACGATCTACAACCAGGCCATGCAGAGGGCCATGGACGACGAGCTGGCCGAGCTGACCAACCACATGACCGAGGCCATGCTGCAAAACGGCAAGGTGCTGGAAGACAACGGAATCTCCATCAAATGAACGCCGTCGCCCTAAGAGCAGAGAAGGCTGTGGCCGACTACCTGGCAGCCGCCGACTGGTCGGCCTCCGGCGCCGGTACACCCACCTGCCTCACGTCCTACAGCCGCGGCCTCTACGACGACCCCGACGAGCAGGACGTCATGCCCAACTTCCCGCGCCTAGTTGTCTCGACCAACTCGGCCAGGCCTGTGCAACGCACCGACCTGACTTGCGAACTGGAGATCGCTGTCGAGCTGCAACTCTCGGCAGACGACACCGACGAGGCCGATGTCCTGACCACCGTGCAGGTGCTCGACAATCGGATCCTGCCGCTCTTTGACGAGTCCGGCGCCTCTGCCCTGGACGCGCCATCAAACGACGCCAGCGGCCCGTTTACGGCCCAGTTCGCCGCCCCTCTGGACTTTGGGGCATCCTCAATCTCTAATCGGTCCAGGACGTTCACCAGGACCTTCACACTCTACTGCAGCGCAACCATCTAACCTCAGACACCTATGGCTAATTCACAAGGACTTGCATATCAATTTGGATCACCGGCTACGGTGACAATGTTTGGAGTGAACAACAGTGACGCCGTTTTCACCGGCCTCACCTCAATTGAAAGCTACGACTTAACACACGAGGCCGACACTGAAGAGGTGCGAAATAGCGCCGGCGAGGTTGTTGGCCACATCGGATACAATGAGCGTGTGGTTTTGAATCTCAACCTGATCCCTTCTGGATCTACTGCCGCCGCAGCCCTGGCGTTCTGTTCGTTGGCTCCGGTAAACGGCACGGTAAGAATCTCTGGGGCTCCCATTATCGCCATGATGGGATATGGAGACATTCTCAATACCGAAGACATTCTGATGGGTGGTCGATTCATCTATGCTGGAGGCGGATCGGTCAAAATGACCCAGAGCGGCAAAGCCATGGTCTCGATCACGGTCAAGAAGTTTAAGAACCTGACCGCAGGCGCCGCCAAGGTATTGAACGCTTGAGCAGCCTGGCCGCCATACTAAGCGCAACAGCCAAGCCCTGTCCGATGGTGATCGGGCTCCGGATGGTGCCCTTTACTGTCGGCCACGCCATCCTGCTGCACCGCCTCGGATCGCCCTTCGTCACCGGCGGCCGGGCCAGCGCTAAAGACCTGGTCGAGGCTGTTGTCGTGTGCAGCCAATCTGCCCAGGAGTCAGTCAAAACAATGGCCTCGATGTTCCGCTGGGTGCCGCTCCGGCTGATGCGCCAAAAGGTCAGTAAGTCCGACCTGGCGAAGGAGTGCCACACCCTCCAGGAGTGGATCGGCGACAAATCCGACTGCCCAGAGGTTCTACGGCAGCCGGGTGCAGGATCCAGGCAGGCCGCTATGCCCTGGCCTGAAAGGCTCCTAGTTGGCCTGGTCGACATTGGATTCACCGAGGAGACGGTTCTAAATATGCCGGTTAGCGATGCCGAAAGGTTCTTCCTGACCAATGCCGAGCTGCACGGCCAGGTGGAACTGTGGAGCAATGAGCAAGATGCGCTCTGGCGCTACGCTCAGGAACACCAGACAATCCGAAACTGACATGGCTATCTTTTCACTCATTGCCAAGCTAGGCCTAGACGGCAGCTCATTCGAGGGAGGTCTCAAGCGAGCCACAAGCCTGACCGACAAGTTTCGGTCAAGCGTCGGGGCTCAACTGGGCGGCGCCCTATCGGTGGCAGCCATCGGATCCTTTGCATCAAAGGTGATCGAGACAGCCGACGCCATCGGCGACCTTTCAGAGCAACTCAACATCAGCACCGACGACGTTCAGCGCCTACAAGTGCTCGCAGGCCAAACAGGCGTCTCGTTTGAGGCTATGGCCAAGTCGATCACAAAAGTCAGCCAGGAGCGCCTAAAGGCTATTGAGGAAGGTGGGAAGGCCCGGGAATACTTCAGAACACTTGGCTTTTCAGTCACTGAACTAAACGAGAAGAGCCTCTCGAACATCGACTTAATTTCAAGGATGGGCCAAGCGCACAAGGACGCAGGAAGCAGCGCCCAGACACAGGCAGCAATGATGGCCATCTTGGGCGAGGAAGCCTTCAAGGCAGCAGGTGCTATCTCAAAACTGTCAGAGCAAGGTCCAATTAAGCTGATAAACGAAGAGGAAATCGAAAACATCGGAAGGCTTGCAGATAGGCTTGATGAGTTAAAAAGGCAGTCAATAGTTGCAGCAGCTCCAGAAGTGGCTTTCCTTGAAACTTACACTCAAAACCTGACTGCATTGCTTAGCGCAATGGAAAGAGGTGGGGGTCTCCCTGACTACATAAGAGATCTACAAGCGGCAGCAATTCCCGCTTTATACATGAACACAGTCGGTGATCAAAAGTTCGAGGCTTTACCGTTGATAAACAATGGAAGACTTGGAACTGTTGACTCTAAAGTGAAACGCGAAATTTCAATGTTTACTGAGCCCGCCGCCCCGGGCTGGGTCAACACCATGGTCGGCCAGATTAAGATTCAAACCAACGAGACCCGAGCCGTTCGCGTGAACACAGGAAGAACAGCCCAGGCTGTCGAGGAATAACATGGCAACGATCCAAGGTTTACCAATCCCGTCACCGGTTGCTTACGATTACATCGAGGTAAACCGCGCCTACGACAACAGCGGAAACGGCCGGGTGGTACAGTTAACCTTCCGCGGCGATAAGGACACCCTCCGCATTGCTTCAGCCCAATGGGTGGCCCTGGGCGCCAAGTACAGCATCCGTGAGGACGGCCCCTATTCAGAAGCCACCGTCACAATCGGCGGCAACTCCTACGACCCAGGCCTTCCGATTGAAGACCAGAGCATCCCGCAGGTGGGTGAACTGGCCGACATCCGCTACGAGTTCAGGACAGATTACCTCGACGTGTCAGTGTTCGCTTTGCCTGCTGTCGACAAGGAGGCAAACTCAACAGGCAACCCGGCGCTTTACCGATTTATCATTGAGACAGCCATCAAGAACGGCGAAAGGCTACCAGGTATTCAGGAAAGCAACATCTCGACTCTGCCGTTAGCCCAGAAGGTCTGGCAGATGCTCTACCGAGGCCAGGACACCTTCCCGACGGCCCGAGTCAGTCTGACCAGGATCGCAACCTTCAGCGGCAACCTCGGGCTGCCTCAAGTTCCCAACGGCATACCTCCGGTCTACACCAGGGAGTCATTCGCTTTTAATTGGAACCTTCCGTTCTCAGTGGTCCAAATGCTTCCAAATACCCCAATCGACCCAAACACAGGACAAATTCAGGCGCCAGTTGGCACTGCTTGGGGCTGGAAGCAAACCAACTATTCGACAAGCCTGATCACCAAGACCAACCAGGTCGAACAGGTGATTGCTTGGACCTTTGCCCCTTACGACACTCTCGTTTACCCCTTCTTTTAACCTCAAATAACCCACCTCTATGGCAGACGAAATTCAAATGACCGCCCGGCTGTACGCTTCCAAGAACGGAGCCTACCTGCCCTCAGTAACCTACACCAAGAGCGCCACCATGGTCGGCACCGACATGGGTAGCCA